TGAAGAGTATGAAAAAACAATCGAAAAGCTTGAAAAGGAGATTAAAGAGCTTAGCTGATATAATAATTAAGCCAAACGATGTTATTCCTTTCTTTAGCGAGGGCAACTGGAGCCTATACCAGTTGCTCTCGCACTGCCTTGCCTATTCTGGCAAGGCTAAAATTAAAATATCTTCCTTCTCTCTAAGCGAGAACGCCATTCGCTCTTTTATTAATGATCGTGATAATGGATTGATTGAAGACATGGTAATGCTTTTCGACATCTCTATACCCAAGCGAAAATTTGACATGATGCTTTTCGCGCACGAGGTAATTTCGGAGGTACGCCTTGCCCCAAACCACAGCAAGGTTGTTTTAATTTCTGGCGATATCATGGACATTGCCATTATCAGCAGCCATAACCTTACTCCCAATCCACGAATTGAAGCGGGATGCATCTTTACTCTTCCCGAAATTTTCGCGTATTACAATGATATGTTCGACCAGTTTTTTAACAAAGCGTTACCTTTTAATGCTTTTGGCGATGAATGATGAAACAACATCTTTGGTAACCGATATGGCTGCGGCTCTAATGATGCCCAGTGAAATAGCCATTTTAATTGACATAAACCCTGATGATGCTGAATACTTCGTTAAAAATAAACCCGACAACTGGTTTACCATTGCATACATGAAGGGCCGACTGAAAACCAAGCTTGATCTTAGGAAAAAGATTGTTCAACTAGCAAAAGCTGGGAGTCCGCAGGCCGAACTCCTCGCCGATAAGTACCTAAACCTGGAATAATATGCCACGAAAAGAGCCATTGGCCAATAAAATATTCAAGAACCTTTACAGGGATCCCGACGATACTCCCGTAAGGTTTTCTGATAATGAGCTGGGCGTTAAAAAAATGTATGAGGATGCTTTCGCCAAGTGGATTGGCGACCCCTCGCTTGGAGATCATCACATTATCAATCTTTTAATGAACGAGCATGGCAGAAGCAAAACCCAGGCATGGAGAGATGTTGCCATAATTAAAAATGTGCTTGGCGACATTAAGAACGCCAACAAGGAATGGCAGCGCTACACTGTTATCAGCATGCTTAAAGAAGCTTACGAACTTGCTAAAACCAAGAAGGATCCCAAGGCAATGGCTATTGCTGCCGATAAGCTAGGTAAATATACTAAGCTCGATAAGGACGACATGGACAATATCCCCTGGGAAGAAATTATCCCACCATCTTTCGAACCATCGGCTGATCCTAAGCTATTGGGGATTCCCGACGGCAATCAAACAATTGAAGAGATAATGGAGCTTAAGCGCAAGCTACGTGCTAAGTATATCAAAAAATCGGCTATTGTTGATGCCGAAATAGTTAACGATGAACAATCCTTGTAAATACTTCAATCAGCCCCAATCTGAGGCAATGGCTGTAAACGCTAAGGATGAGTATATCATTGCTTCGCGCGGGTTGGGTAAATCTGAGGGGTTCGATGCCAGGGTAATGCTTCGCAATATCTTTGCCATGCCCCGAAGCAACGGAGCAATTCTTTCTCCTACCTACGCTAAGCTGCTCCAGAATACATTGCCCGCTATGGCTTACGCTCTGTCTCGCTGGGGCTACCATCGCGATAGGCACTACTATATCGGTCGCCGTCCACCTAAAACGGCCAACTTTGCCAAACCGCTTCGCGAACCCTTCAGCTACGATCATGTTATCGTCTGGTTCAATGGATCCATTCAGCATCTTGTTTCTTTCGACAGGACCATGAGCACAAACTCCATGAGCCTGGACTATATCATTGCTCCTGAGGCTAGATTCCTTAATTTCGATAAGATTAAAAGTGAAGTAAACCCTGCTGTTCGTGGCAATAGGGAACATTTTAGCGCTTGCCCCTGGCACGGTGGATCTTTCTTCTCAACGGATATGCCTACCTCTAAGAGCGGAACATGGCTTCTTGATAAAGAGAAGGAGATGGATAAGGACTTGATAAACCTAATCAAGCTGCTGTACATCGACTATAAATCAACTAAGGAAAAATTTAGGGATAACGAAACTCTACACTCCAAGCGCAAGTTGGCACAGCTGGAGGCAGAGTTATCTGAACTTAGATCTAACGCTCTTTTCTTTGCCGAGTACTCCGCCATTGACAACGTCGAAATTCTCGGAGAGGATTGGATCGCTAAACAGAAGCGTGAGTTGCCCTCGCTGATCTTTCAAACCGCCATTCTTAATATGCGGCTTAAGAAAATACCCAACGGTTTCTATTCGTCATTCGACGAGGAAACTCACTGCTACACTCCTAAGGCTAGCGCTATCCTTGATCTTCTTGGCTATAATCTCGACAAGAAGAGGAATTGCCTGTGGGATACCGATGTTAATCCCAATGCCCCCCTATCAATTGCCAATGATTACAATGCGGCCATTAATAATCTTGTGGTAGGTCAAACGAGGGGAAGGTTTGCCCGAACGCTCAAATCCTTTTTCGTTAAGACCCCTAAGAAGCTAAAGGATGTGGTTAACGATTTCTGCGATTACTATGAGCCCCATTTGTGCCGCGACGTTATATACTACTACGATACTACAGCAACTAACCAGGATGCTGCAGGTAATCTTACCTTTTTTGAAACGGTTATGCAGGTCCTTCAATCCCGGGGGTGGAGGGTTACCCCTAAGTTTATAGGGCAACCTATGCGGCACGATACTAAACACGAAATGATTAATAATGGTATGAAGGGTGACGATAGGTATCTATTTCCTATGTTTAATCTTCATAACTGCGAGTACCTTAAGCTTGCAATGGAGCAAACTGGCATTAAGATAGGTAGGAACGGCTTTGAAAAGGATAAGAGCGCAGAGAAGTATGAGGACTCTCCAGAACAGCCCGATGAAACAAAAACCCACGTTACTGATGCCTTTGATACGCTTTACATTGGTATGTGTCTCTTCCCGGTTGATATTACTTCTGATGATGGGGTGAGCGTGTTTATTTAATTTTTTTTGGAGGTTGCGCAACCACTTATACCTTTCGTTCCCGCTTAAGCTGGGGTAAGCCCGCAAACTGGGCATTCCCCCCAACATTAACCGCTCACTTCCAGTATAACAGGTTGCGCCGGGCTTTCCGCTATATCTTTTGCAAAGAACGCAAAAGGATGCCGCTGCAATCCCTAACCCTAAGAACTAAACAGGGCAGAGTATTGCAGCAAACGCAATACACTGCCCTTTCCTTAACCTTTAATATGGTATCGCCTGCACACACCACGTGCAGGCGATCCTGTTTCAGGGGGCGGGCGGTGAATAGCCAAGCCAAAAGAGCCAATAAACTGTATATCAATAGCATATAACAGAAAACCAAAACCGCTGCCCAGAGCGACACCGAAAGGGCGCTGCGGGGTCATCTGACTGTAAAGGGGGTTTTTACCCCCTTTACCCCTGTTTATAGAATTGATGTAAAATTTTTTCAGCAATTTTTTTTGAATTTTTTTTATTTTTTTGCTGTTTTCTTTTTTCTTTTTTTTCAGACGCTTTTTTGTCCTTTCCTTCCCGCTCCCATTTATTTTTCTTCGTGTAAAATTCTAAACGAATGATACACGCCTCAATTATTCCTTCGCTAATGGAGCAAACCGATGAGAAGGGGAAACCTAAACGGGTTAACCTTAAGATCCGTAAGCTATCAACTGGCGAAGAGATTGAAGCCAACGATGTTATTCTCACATCGTACTACCACCGCAATGGCACTCTTAACATAAAGTACCCTAACGGTGAAATTCGAAAAATTCATTTGGTGCTAATCACTGTATTTAACGGCAAGGAGGTTTACCTATGAGTTCAATTAATATAATTGGCGATTATGCCATTCTTAAAGGCGCTGGCGCCATTGTGAATATGCCGGCACCCAAAACGCTTTATGCAAAACCTCCAAACAATCCAAAAAAATTTCAAATTGAAGGCAAGGGAACAGAATATCGAGGGATTGCCTGGTGGGGCGACGATAATTTGTTGCCTCAAACGCTTATGGATAAGGTTTATGCTAACCCTATTGTGAGTAGCGCCATGCAGTTCCGAAGCCTACTTACCTTTGGCGATGGTGTGGTGATCACCAGGAAGGATGCCGATGGGAAGTTTAAACCCCACGATGGCTTTAAGGAGATTAACCAGTTCTTTGCCGACAATGATATCAACGGATATCTGCTTGAATCTGCGACAGATCTTCAGTTTTTCTTTAAGATATTTCCTTCAGTTATAGCCAATAATGAGGCAAAACCGAAGATTGTTCAGCTGTACCACAAGGAGGCTGCCTTCTCTCGGCTTGAGGTGATGAACGATGATGGCATCATAGAGCATCACTTCTACTCAGCGCGATGGGGCGAAGAGGATCCTCCTAACGATCTTAAGGCAACACCTATGCTTTCACCCATAAATCCCATTAAGGATATAAAGTATAAGCTGGGGCTTGAACCAGACCCCATGAACAAGGTTAAGCCGGTAAAGTACCGCGAGTTTGTAATACCCATCGACTTCATCTCGCCAGGCCGATTCTACTATCCAAAACCTTACTGGACCAGTATCATCGAAAGCGGCTGGTACGACTTCGCCCAGAAAATTCCTGATTTTAAGCGCGCGTTGCTTAATAATGGTATGGTGATAAAATACCATGTGGAACTTCATCCTGAGTTCTACCAAAAACTATACGATGAACAGAAGGCCACCACCGAAGATCAAAAGAAAACCGTTAAAACAACGTGGCTCGAAAATCTCAATAACTTCTTGAGTAATCCCGAAAATGCCGGAAAAACTTTTGTAAGCAAAAAGTATCAGATGGGCACAGAGCTTCTATCAATGATCACCATCACACCTTTGAAGAATGAGTACACCGGTGGTGAGTACCTTGGCGACCTTGAGGAGGTTTCAAATATTATGAGCTACGGCATGAACGTTCACCCGAGCATCATTGGGAGTAGCCCCGGTAAAAACAAGAGCATCAACGGAACAGAAGCCCGCGAGCTGTTCATCATTCAGCAGGCAATGATTAAGGCATACCGGCACAAGCTGCTATACCCCCTATATCTTATTAAGTCAGTTAATGGCTGGCCAGAGGAAGCGCACTTTACCATCCCAAACCTGGAGCTAACCACCATTGATAAAGGCACCGGCGCCGAAAAAACCATATCTCAACCCGCCATTGAATAGCATAATACTTTAACCTTTATCCTTTAACCTTTAACCTTGATCCCCATGCTCATAACAACCGAACAAGCCAAAGAGCACCTTAAGATCAACGCAACGTTGAACGAGGCAACCTTCTCTCCTTTTATCTCCGATGCCGAGAAGAAATACCTAAAACCATTCATCGGAAACGAACTCTTTGCTCTTCTTAGCACATGGGCAGAAACCAAGGATGATGACGAGGAAGAACTCGCTGCTCTATACCCCTACGTTGTTGCCGTGGTGGCCCGTGGTACAATGCTAATTGCCGCTCCGCACATGGATTTGAACATCGGAGAATCGGGTTTTAGCGTTACCAGTACAAATAATTTTGCTCCAGCCTCAAGAGAAAGGGTTAAGGATTACATGAAGAGCCTTGAGGAGCTGGTGTGGAGCAATGTGGAAAACCTGCTGGAGTTCCTTGAGGAGAATAAGGACGACTACGATGAGTGGGTAGAGTCGTCGGCATACACCATGCAGATCCGCAACCTTATCAACTCTGCCTTAGAGTTCGATAATTATGTTGATATCGATCAGAGCCGGCTGGCATTTCAAAAGCTTCGCAAGGAGATGGATAACATGGAGGAGATGAGGGTTAAAACGCTAATCTCTCCGGAACTATTCGATTACCTAATCAGTAAAATTCAAGAAGATGAAGAATTCGAAGAGAAAGAAGCAATTCTGGTGCGCCACCTACGCGGCTTCGTTGCCAATGCAGTGGCAGCAAAACACCTCAGCAGGGACACCGCCCATGTGGCTCAGTTCCACTACAACGAAGCCCGAGAGCTAATCAATAAATACCCCGATGACTTTCCTCTGTACGCAGAGAGCGATTACTACGACGCGGCCGAGCCGTTCTTTTCTGATTTCGAGAACAGCGAGGATTTAGGAATATTTGTTGCAAACTAAAGGCTAGCGAATGATAAATGTTACATTTCAGAACGATGTGTACCAGCTTCCCGAGAAGTGGGACGAGATTACCGGTCCTCAACTCGAAACGCTTGCTCAGCTTATTCAGAAAGGGCTAACCGAAAACGAATTGCTGTTCCGTTTCGCCCTATTCTGCATGGGAATGCGTATGGCCTGGAGGTATAGCTTAAGGGTTAATAACCTCGATTGTTACTACGTTAGGCACGGTATTACAAGGATATACCTTGTTTCTCCGTTTCAAATGGCCGTGCTGGCCCAATCGATTAGCTGGATGGTTGATGACAACCGCATCAACCCTAAAATCACAAAGAACCATTACCATGAGTTTTATCCATGTCGCTACCGCAGGCTTTTTGGCCCTGCTGATGCCATTTCTAATCTTCTTACCAGCGAGTGGATCCTTGCTGAAATGGAGCGTATTGCCTGGAACAATTCAAAGAACGAGCATCATCTTAACCGGCTCCTGGCTATCCTTTGGCGCCCAACAGCCAGCAATCATCCCGATGGGGACAGGCGCGCCCCCTTTCAGGAGGCAACGTTTGAGAAGCGCATTGATCAAATCGCTAAAATTAAACCATTCCAAAAGCAGGTGATGCTATGGTATTACGAAGCTTGCATTGCCTTCCTTGCAGAAAAGTTTAAGGATGTCTTCTCTGAAGGGGAAGCATCTGGGAAAGACCCCGTCGATGGGTTTATGCAGCTTGTAACCGACCTGGCAAAAGACGACCTGTCGAAAATTGACAAAATCCACTCTTCACCGCTGTTCCAAACGCTATACACGTTGCAATCGATTATAGAAAAGCACAACAAACGAAAGGATAAGAATGATGTTTGATTTCTTTGAGTACTCAGAGGATATTGCCACCAACCTAAGGGATATTGCCCACACCGATAGCAAACCACGATTCTTTAAGAGCACAGGCCTTGCTTCGCTCGATGGGTTAATGGCTAATATATCCAGCGCTAACTTCCCCTGCATGGTTGCCGAGGATGGCAAGGATCAACGCATGGAGGATAACAACTCCGACAATCCCATGTACCGCCCTTTCTTCACTTGGTTCTTCCTTTTTCAAGCGAATGCAGGTAACGATAAGGAGATCATGGAGGCCCGCGATAAGGCAATGGAAACTGCAAAGAAGGCGGTATCTCGTCTATACTACGATCATATAAATGCCTACAATGGCCTTGAACTTCTGCTGCCCAACTCCATCAGCTTTCAGGGCGTGGGTCCGCTTGGCGATATGGGGCATGGCGTTATGGTTACCTTTACGCTGCGCGAAGCGGCTATGGTTTTTGATACCGACGATTGGCTAGACCTGTAAGCTATGATTACCCAAACTGTAACCGATTGGGCAAGAATAACCGTTGAGCGCTGGGAGGAGAAGATAACCCAGCTAGGGATTGGCGATAGCAATACGCTGATTAACTCCTTTACCCACGAGGTTATAACCGCCAGCAACGGCAACCCCGAGCTTATAAAATTTACCTTTCAGTACTACGGCCGCATGGTTGATATGGGTGTGGGCCGAGGCGTTCCGCTCGCAGAGGTAGCCAATAGCAACCGGAAACCCAAAGCCTGGTACAGCAAGGTATTTGCCCGCGAGATGCACAAGCTTGCCGAAAACCTTGCCAAGGCCTACGGACAGAGAGCCGTTACATTAATTGTTAACGAAATACAGCAGGGCCAATAATTTTTTTGTATATTGCGGTATTGTTTAACCTAAACCAATATCGTATGGGCATATTTGATGTATTTAAACAAAACAATCCACAAGCAAAGGGATAAGATAAAAAATGATGAAATTTTAGGTTCAGTTGGGGTGCTGAGCACCTCGACTGGAGCAGATAAAAAGCAGTACGAAATGTTCTGTATCCCCTTCCGTTTTGTATTCGGTTGGCTCTTTTCAATCAACCCTAAGAACGTGGCCCCCGAGGCCCGTGAAGCCGTACTGAAGTACAAGCTGGAATGTTACAATGTTCTGTACAACCACTTCACGGCGCACGCCGAGTTCTACGAGTACAAGCAGGCGCTTGTGCATCAAAAGAATACTGAGCTGCGCATTATTAAAGCCGAGTTTAACACCGCCAAGAACCGGCTCGACGATGCCAAGAAGGAGTTTGATGATATTATGGACTTAACCTTTGAGCAGTGGGATGCCAGCCGCAAGCAGCTTAGAATAGAGTTTAAGGAGGAGCACCATGGGCAAGAAGGTTAACAAGGAGAAGGAAACCCAAAGGTTTGCCCCAACCGACTACCGAAAAAAGGTTGATGGGTGGTTCGAAACGCTGGAACCCCTGAATAAAACCGCATCGGTATCGCAAAAGCTTCTGGCGCATATTGAGCTTAAAGCTTTTGTTAAGCAGTTCCTGATTGAGTAAATCATTACTTTTTGCTACAAATTAAGCCGCGCAAGCGGCTTTTTTTGTCCTTTCAAACCCACCATTCCCTTAGCTTCTTTGCCAAAAATCTATCATATGGCAAGGAACGAACAGAATGCGATTACCAACGTAAGCATCAACGATCAGAACGCTTCGACGGTGCTGGATCAGCTGAAGCAAAAGGCCGAT